AGCCAAGATTCGCGGCGTTGATCGTGATGAAGAGGAGTATAAAGCTCCTGCGCCTACCTTCAAGGCGGCTGCTGCACCGAGTGCAGCTTCTACGGTCGATGAAGATGACGATGATCTCGATTTCTTCAAGCGACTTGCCGAAGAAGATTGATAAGGTGGGAAAGGGGGCCGAAAGGTCCCCTTTCTTTTTATCTTATGGTCGCATTCCAAGAAGTCTGCGTATAGTGAATCGGAGGAAAGCCCATACGAGTCAAGTAGAATTCGACTCCTGCTCTGTCAGATGCAGTCGGTCCACCTCCAACAGCTACAGAACTTGAAGGCGCATTCAGATTCATCGAGGCTGAACTTGACGTAGTGGCGTTTTCAACGGTTCTCGCCGCAGCTACTTCGCTTGTTCTTTCTCGTGCTGCTCTTGCAATATTTCCTGACATTGTGTCATTGACTGACGAAAGTTGAGATCCGCTCGTCGGTGTCATACTATCACTGCCGAGCCCAGCTCTCAAGATAGTTCCAATGGCTTCCATTGCACCTTTGGTTAAATCTCCGGCAGATGAAGCCACTTGCTGAAGCATGCTTCCATCTCCTCCGCCTTCCATGTCATAACCTTCCATCGAAGCAGGAATTGTCATTCCCCCTTGACGAAGCAATGGCGCCGGATTGACCGTATTACCTTGACTAGGCGCAGAGAATCCGGTCTTTTGTACGATAAAGTGCAAGTGATTGCCAGTCGACATACCGGTACTTCCGACGTATCCGATGATTTGGCCTTGTCTTACAGTCTCTCCGACTGTACACGCAAATCTTGATAAGTGAGCATATACCGTCTGATATCCATCTCCATGATCAATAATAACTACGTTACCAAAGCCAGAATATGGTGCTTGATTTGAGCTAAGCTTTGTCACTGTTCCTGATTTAACTGCTCTGACAGGTGTTCCTCCTGGGGCAGCAATATCTACACCAGTATGAAACTTGCGAGTTTTTAAAACAGGATGTGTTCTCATTCCATATGGACTATTGATACTGTATCCTTCTACAGGACTAATATAACCGTTTACAGTATCTTGCGCAGCAGAAGTTTTTTCAGCATCTTTTGTTGTTGTTCCAGCCGCTGGAGCTGCCGATGATGTAGGAGCTTCTCTTCCACCGAGAAACGATGGCATATTCCTTTGCCACCAATTGCGATCGTCTTGAACCGGAGTTGCAGCAGGTGCAGGCGCTGCAGCTGGTGGTGAAGGCGTAGCAGATGGAGAAGGTGTAGTCGTTGTAGGAGCTGCTGACGACGGAGAACGTTCTCGTGTAGCATCTGACGTGCTAGGAGCAGGAGTGGTTGTGCTCGTAGGAGTACCTGAAGATGTAGTATTTCTTTGAGTATTTGAAGAAGATGTGGGTCCAGGAAATGGTATCGTGATTTCTTCTGGAGAAGCTGCTCCACTCGAAGCTTGATTACCTGAAGCAGAAGATTCTCCAGGACCAGGAAACGCAGTGCTATCTTCAGTTCCACCTCCTGCCGATGGTGTAGGACTAGCAGATCCTTCTGTGCTTGCAGTAGGAGTAGCGCTAGGAGTCGAGACTTGTTCTCCTCGAGATTCGGGAGTACCAACAATACGAACCAACCCTTCGTTAATAACTCCGACTATACCTGACGCAAAGTTATAAACACCTTTTGCAAAGTCTATAATAGAATTGAAAGTTTCTTTTACAGGATCGAGTTGAGATATAAAGAGTGCACCGGCTGCTACTGCTCCAGCTACGAGTATAGCTTGAGATTCCTTATTTGTCTTTTCTACTTCAGCATCAACATTTTCTTCTAGGTTCGGCGTAGCATCTGTCTGTATTGCTGATTGCTCTATGGCTTGTTCTTTTGCAGCAACGCTCTGAGAATTTGCCAATGCCATGTCATTCGCGAGTCTCTGCTTTAAATAACCGTCAATGACAGACAACTTCTCTATCATTTTAATGATTGGAGAATTAATCTTTATATTTGCTACAGGAAGTTGCCCGCCGCCGGTGGGCTTTTTTACTTTCTGTTTGGCTGCTTGTCCTGTCACTCCCATTCCTGAGAAGACTTGTCCTGCCGCAGCTTTCTTCGCCCAATTTTCGTAAAGTTTTTCTTCTTCAGTTTTACCTTGTACGATACCTTGATAAGCCGCTTCAATCAGTTTGCTGAAAGCAGGATTGGCTGCATCTTTTGTTTTCTTATCGATCCATACACCGCTGTTAAGATCCCACACATATTCTGTTTTTCCCAATTTTACAACTGGACGAGAAGTGTCGATACGAACGCGCTTCTTCTTTCCTTCAGGAGAATTCTCAGACTGAAGTCCATTTAGAAGTGAAAGCAATCCTTCTGGAGCTTTTACCTTTGTCTTCTGATCTACCCAACCATCAGACGTTTTAATAAACGTTTGGCCGCCTATTGTAATTGGTTCTGCCATTATGCGGCCAATCTATGATATTGTGTATATCTTTCTACTGCCCCACGATTTGGGAAATTAGGATCAAGACATTCTAATTTTCCATCATTTGAAGAATTAGCTTGACGAATGGGAGATGCACTCGATGCCGACAATTGAGTTTCAGTTGCAGCTGAAGTCGCGTTTCCTAAATCAACTGCATTTTGTATCTGCGCTGAAGTACGAGCAAGCGCTGCTGTGACAGTAGATTCTCCTTGAACTGGTGCTGCTGAAGCACCGCTTCCTCCTCCACCACCTGACGAAGGTATATCAGCAGCAGATCTTTCAACGTTACCACTCATTGTGTCGTTAAAACCAGATAACTGAGATCCACTTGTAGGTCTCATAGTATCACTACCGAGCCCTGCGCGTATTACTGTACCGATAGCTTCCATCGCACCTTTGCCTAAGTCGGCAAGACTCGAAGCCATACTGCTACCGGTTTCTCCCTGAGGATTCATCGTTCCATCATAACCTGGACGAGCGGATCCTAACATTCTCGCATAGTGCGCTCCGTTGCCTCCAGACCAAGTTCCTAATCCAGCTCTTACTGATTTTCCGCGATAATAGCGAGAATTTCTCCAGTTTTCCATAGCTGCACGAATTCCGTTTTCAGGAGTATCATATACAGCAATTTTAACAGAGCTATCACCGTTAGCGCGTTTAAATCCTATTTGATGATCTTTTAGCGGGCCAGTGCCATATAATATTCCTCCCGGATTATTTGTCACTCCACGAGGATCTTCAATACGACCTTGTGCTTCTACAAGTTGTCTGAGTTCTCCGTCCGTAAGTTGCTCCGGATTCTTATCAAGAATAGCATCGATAGAACCTGCCGCGGCAGGAGGTAAAGCATCACTGTTGGAAGTTGGAGTAGCAGATGGAGAAGCTGAAGTGGAAGCCGGAGAAGCGTCTGCGGTTGTTGAACTCGGAGTAACTGGAGAAGCATTCGCTCTTTCGTCGTCAGTAGCTTCTTGTGCCCTTGCTTCTGCTGTTTCTGAGAACTCTACCCAAATTTGATACAAATCCCATAGCAGCCAAGCTGCGAAACCTGCTGCGATCAGTTTTGTTACTACCGCTGAAACCGCGGCGACCGGTGCACCTATTCCAGTGGCCGCTAATGTAGCTTCAGCAGCGGTAGTAGCGGCAGCAGTTGCACCGACAGCGGCGATTTGAGCAAGAAGTCTTTGTTGTGCTTTCTTCTCTAAGTATCTTAAGAAAAGATTCCACAGTCTATTTTTACCGTATGCTGAGAATGCGAAACGTATAAAAGCTTTCTCTGCAAACCACGCAGAGAATCTTGCTGCTTGTCTCGCTACAAACCCGGTAATAGCACCTGCTGCGGCTTTAACACCTCTATATGCAAATTTTACTGCTGTGACAGGAGCTAATGCTAATGCTGCAAGCGGGAAATTGCCGACAATCGCAGAGAGCAGTCCACTTCCTCCTTCTCTTTGATTAGTTTCAGGATTAATCTTTCCATAAGCATCTTCATAGATCTTACCTGCGACTGCTCCTATTAATGCACCTCGAACGCCTGCAACAGTAAATCCGATGCCTGCTCCGAGTGTTGCATCATAACCTAGAGCGCCCGCCAAGTTTTTGACAAAATCGATAACAGGTGCTATCTTATCGGTGAAAGCTGCCCAATTCGATTTTAATTCTTCTAGCTGCGATGTATCTAAATTTCCAATTGCACCGAGACCGAGAGCGCCTAATAGACCGCCACCGATTAAAAGCTTTCCTACAGTTCCAGCTCTTTCTTTGGCATTATCTTTGACCGCTCCCAGCTTTTCTCCCAAATTGCTGAAAGGATTCTGAATGGATCTTCCACCGGATTCGATCGAAGCTTCTTTTTCTGCCTGCGCTTGTTGCTGAAATGCTCTTCTTTCAAACTGCAGTTGTTGTTCAAGAGTCTTTTCGATAGAAGAAAGATAATTGACTGCTACTACCAAAAGCTTTTCGGTAGGCATATTCGGATTGACTGCTGGTCTACCTGTCTTTTTAGGAGCGGTAGGAATCGTACCTGATCCGGTTACCTTCGACTTTGCAGCTTGACCTGCCATTCCAACGCCATTGATAACAGTCACTGGAGCAGGAGAAAGAGCTCCTTGCATCGCTCCTCCTACAGCTTCACCGACACCGCGCACAGCATTGCCAGCTGCTTCTACTACTTTTCCTGCCAGTCCAAAGGTGCCTTCAATGGTTCCTTTTACGGCAGCAGTAATCGGTGTTTCTATTAATGCCATTACTTTCTTCTGCTCTCTATTTCTTGTTTTTGCTCTTCAAGATGAGCCATCAACAAATCAACATAAAGATCTCTTTCATAAGGTATCAAATTTTCAATCTCAGTTATCGAATATTTGTGATGCTGAGCCAAAGCAAAGATCATACTATAGTAGTTTTGCAGCGAGTTGTGACTCAGCGCCACATAAAAAAATCTTTGAGATTCGTTAACTCGATACTCCTATCATTACCAAGTTCATTTTTGTATTCGATCTTATGATACAGCTTAGGCATCTTCTCAAAGAATGCGCGAATCTTTTCAAAAGAATTCACTGGCAACTGATCGAGAAACTCTTCAAGTTCTTTGTCTGTATATTCAGAAGCGGGAAAGACTTCTTCTTCCGTTACAATAGTATCGATGCAGTTGATAATGAAGAACGTCATCAAATCGACTTCATTATCAAACTGTGTGATCTTATCGGTGATGCTCGCACTTGGATACTTCATCATCATTGAAATAGTATCAGACAACTCGATAGTCGAATCAACACCCTCTGGCATTTCTACTTCGATTGAATCGAGATTGAGTTCAAAGTCATAAACCTTATCGTCTTCGTTATCACGATAAGATAGCTTGACAATGTTGTTCACCGATTTCGCACGGAGCTTTAAGAACAAATATTCAAGATCAAAAGTTGTGAGCTTGTCGACGTCAAAGTCTTCGTCTTGCACACACAGTTTTAAGATCTGCTTGATGGCTCTGATTACATCAGTATCTTCTCCACCTTGCTGTGAAATCAGCAAGATCTTTTCTTCTTTGACCAAGAATGGTCGAAAGAGAATCTTTTTCTTTGAAGAAGGGACAGTCACGTCAAAGAGTGGTTGGTCAATTTTTGGTAAAGGCATTATATTCTCCTGGATTATAAATCATTTATTAGGGTGCAATAGTAAAGGGTACTCCGCTTGGTAAGCGCGTTGTTGGCGGTGTTACTTCCGGAGTTGAGGATGTAGAAGGTGTACTTAATTGAACTGGCGTTACCGAACCTCTCGTTCTAAAGCCGTTGCCTATTGTAATAGTTTCATTTGATAGATCTGTCAGTTCAAGGCCACGAACACCTGTTGGATCGAAAGTAGAAAGCGTGCCTTGAGCAGCACGCAATATGTCGGCATATGCGCCAGTCGCAGTCACTTTAATTTCATCGGCAAACGACCTATCATCTACTCTTTCCTTAGCAGGAACTCGCTTGATTCGAAGATCGGTGAAAGAAAACGTGATGTTTAATTTCATCAAATTGTTTTCTTCGCTCCATGACATGTTCATGCTCTGTATTCCAGTAGGAAACACATCATATATATTGTATTCCATAACGGCATTCTGCGCTCTGTCATATACAAATACATTTACATTCGGGCAAGAGTACGTATCTTTATACGCGATCTCGTAAGGTTTTCTTCCGTTGGTGTTATTATTGATATTCGCGCCGCCGAAAGAGTCGCGATTTACGATTAGATTTAACCATTCTTCGAAGTATTCTACAACTAAAGCGCCTTTATCGACGATGAATTGAAGCGTAAAGTCTCCGACGTTTACACCATATGCAACGTTTTCGACTGGACCAAAACCATATCTTCTGATGTTCTGTTCTTGTAGCAAGTTGACAGAAGGAAGAACAACGTTATCGCATCTCATTGTAAGAAGAGAATCGAGATTTTGAGAACTAAATTTTGCTCGTGTCCATGCCATAGGAGCAAAGACTACTAAGAAGCTGTGTGTAGGAAGTACACTATCGGCACCAGAAACTTCAGATCTGAATCTGCCAATATTGAATGTGCCAGTAGTGCGCACACCAGTACTAAAAGCAGAATTAGAAGTTCTGGCTCTGGCATTTCCTGCGGCATCTGTCGGTTCTAAATTAGTGTTGACACCTTCACCTCTCAGTCGCTCTTCAATTACCGTTGTTGGAGCAGGAGATGAATTTGCCGCAGGACCTCCGCCAGTTGAACGAGTCGGTCTTTCTTCTCTAGTAGAAGTTGGCGCCGGGGTGGGAGTAGCTGGCGGTTGTTGTCGAGGATCTCTTAGTCGACCAAGTCTGACTAGTTCTAAAGCTACCGGATCACCGGCATTAAGAACTTGGCCTACTGTTATTGGATTTGTTCTTTCAAGTGCTCTTTCACGACTTCCAAGTGTTAATTCGCTGTATCGTGATTCGACCGGCTGTCCGCGGGCATTTTCTACAAAGTTACGTCCTGACATTACTTAGTAACTCCTAGCATTCTTTTCGTATCCATCCAAACCTGATTCTTTCTTGCTTTGACGAAACGTTCTGTTGGTAAGAAGAGAGCGATATCCCATTCTGATGGATAAACGTACATAAACTTTGACTGCACGTGACTAGTCAAGTAATGTTTAATACACGGAGCATACCATCTTAGCTTTGCTGCCTGAGTCATGAGTTCATAGCTAAGTTTAAGTTTTGTAGATTCATCATATCGTGTATTATTTGCAAAGTCATATAGACCGTCCATCAACTTCGCTCTGAGTTGTAACGGCAAATAGTGTAAGTTGAGTCCCATGAAACCTCCTTTGACTTTCTTATATGGAAAGATCAGAGGAAATCTATCGTAATATGGAAGCTCTTCTTTATGTTTCGGATCATAATAAAACATATACATCGAACCGAGCAGAGGTTGAGTGGTCATACGAGCAGTATCACCCTTCATCATCTCACGCTCATTGATACGATTCATTTTGCCAGCAGTGTCTCTGAACCATTCACGCGCAGAGTTAGTACGCGCTGGAATTTGACCTGCACGAACGCCCTGAGTGATAATGCTATCAAAGACTGTTGCCATTAAAACTTAATTCCTAATTCTTTTTCGGTCAGTATGTCGAATTTCCAGCCACGGTCATTGCAGTATACAGCTGCAGCTTTCCATTTGGCTTCATTGACACCCCATGTCATGACTTCATTAATATAACGCTTATTAGGCTTATTTATCACCACTGGAGGCCGCGTCTGAGCATGAGGTTTAATCTCAACAACTACTGTGTCGATCTTGCCTTCTGGTGTTTTCTTCTTGACAATGAAGTCAGGAAAGTATCGATGTACTCGATTATCAATCGGAGAGCGATACGGGATCACCAGCTCTTCACTCCCCCATTGCACGACATTAGGATGAGAATCTAAGTACATCATGAACTTGAGTTCCCACCGACTACGATATATGATATTATTCGAATCGCCAATATACTTTTTAGTATTCTTTGGTCGAAACTTTCCCTTATAAGCCATGGATCTATTTATAAATAAGCTGATAGCCTTTTTAATTTGAGAGACAACATGGCACTTGTTAGAGTAAATATCGACAGTTTCAAGAGAGATGCCGGCGGGCTTGTAAACAGACTTGCAAACAAAGTCGTTAACAAGTTGGAAGATAAGCTAGAAAATGCGGTCGAAGATCTTTTCGCCAAAGCCTTAAAGAAGGTAGGATTTTCTGATAGAGTTGCTGCGCAGATTGC